AGCATACGCTGAGGCTCATCTGAAATGGCCAAAGATATTATCGTTGAAGGAATACGAAAAACACTGAGGACGGGGGTGCAAATCCCCCCTGCTCCACCATAAAGACTGAGATGCCGTTTAAAAGACAGGAAGATAGAAACAGATATAACGCGAAAAAAGTACAGGAAAGAAGAGAGTTTCTTGATAACTACAAACTCCAAAAAGGATGTGAGATTTGTGGATACGACAAACACCCAAAAGCACTGTGCTTTGATCATATTGATCCTATGACAAAACATAAAGATTACTCATCTAAGAATATGACGAGATGGAGTATTGATATGTTGACAGAGGAAATAGCGAAGTGCCGCGTTTTATGTGCTAACTGTCATAATATAGAGACGTTTGAAAAAGAACATCATCGGTTAAACAAGCAGTCTTTATGACGGGGCAGAATTTAGGATCGACTGAGTGTAGAATAGTTGACTGGAGATAATCGTAGGCGACTACGTACAAGCGCAAAACTCTAAATGCAAACGATAACTTTGCACCTCGTATGGCACTAGCTGCCTAACATGCGCTCGGAGGGGGCGTGGAAACAGAACCCCTCCACCAATACTTTGCGCTAGTGCCAGTTTTAGGCGCATCGTACAATGAACTGGCAAAACGGAACGCCGTGTCTCCGTTGCAACAAACCTAAACACGGCACCTTAACACACATGACACAGGAGAAATATCATGTCAAAGAACCCTTACGAAATCCGTTTAGAACTGCTTGCGATGGCACAATCCATCATAACGGAGCAAGCTATGAATGATCGCATTCGTCTTGAAAACGATTGGGGTCTCGCAAGAGAGAAAGCATCTATTCAGCTCTCTTCTGGTGATACGAAGATTGATCTTCCACCTTTTCCAGAAGTACCAAAGATCAGTGAAGACGCTATCATCAAGATGGCTGAAAAGCTGAACGCATTCGTATCTAAGAACGACTAAATAATACTGACACTAAAAAATAGCGAGGTCAGTATGCAATTATTCAAGCCATTCTATATCTGGTGGGTCACAAATCTAGCAGTCGCGTCTGGTGTTTTCTGGGCATGGCACACTGGCATCATTACCAAAATCTGGTATGATGATGTGACATTGATTACATCTGCCCTCGCTGTTCTCTATGTTATCACAACAGGACTTATTGGCTACGTTGCGTATACCAAAGACTATACAAGCAAGATTGTAGATGCTTGCTGGTTTCTATCTGAGCAAATGCTTGCACTTGGTATGTTAGGTACTGTTGTCGGCTTCATCTATCTTCTATCTTCAGGTATTTCATCCGCATCTGTTAGTGATCCAACAAGTCTAGCAACTCTGCTGGCTAATATGTCTGTTGGTCTCGGCATCGCACTGTACACGAATGCAGTTGGTATCTTAGCAAGTCTAATATCAAAGACATTGCTATATGCGGTAACATACGATCATGAAGAATAAAAAGTTTGACTTCCGAACAGCATACATTGATCTGCTAATCAATCTGCTGACTGGCACGGTTGTTCTATTCATTCTCACAACTCTTCTCATTGCACCTGTCACGCAACAAAACGAAGGTATCAAGAAGAATGCAGATTATGTTATCACGCTAGAATGGCCAAACGAACTGGACTGTGACGTTGACTTGTGGGTGCGTGATCCTCAAAACAATATCGTATCATATCGCTTTCTTGAAGCAGGCTTGATGTACTTTGAGCGTGATGATATGGGCAAGCGCCGTAGTATCTACGAGATAGATGGCAAAGAAGTTGTCATTGATCCAGACAACAAAGAGTTCGTAACTCTGCGCGGTACATTTCCCGGAGAGTATATTGTCAATCTTCATGTCTACTCATGCTTAGACAGCGAAAAGAATTTAGGACTGCCAGCAGGAACTCTCATGGAAGTACCTGTGAAGATTGAGATTGTCAGAATCAATCCAACGTACATTGTTGTTAAGCACATTGAAATGAAAATGGAAAGTGTATGGCAAGAGAAGACAGCTATTCGCTTTGTGATGGACAACAAGAAGAACATTCTTCGGTTCAAGAATGATTATGTTTCCGTTAGAACAGGAAAGACAGCACCATGACACAAACAATTCTCTTGTTCATCGCGCTATTTGTTGCTATAATACTAGCTGCATCATTCTACTGGAACAGCAAGATACTGAAGTTCATCACGATTGCATTCTTTGTGCTTCTAGCAAATGCTATTTACTTCTCACTTGATGGCGTCAAGGGATGGCCGTCAGAAGATACAAGAGTTGTCAAAGGACTTCTTGCATCTGTTGTGATTGTCAATCCATCTAACACGGACGATGGAGCAATCTATATCAGCATATTCCCTACCACACCAAAAAAGTGGTATGAGTATGACTATCCAAGATATGCACCAAAGACTTTCTATGTGAAGTATTCCAATGATCGTGCTGCACAGTTTGAAGAAGCAAAGCAGGCCATGGAAGAGGGCAAGGAAGTCCGTATCAATGGTATACCACCTGAGAATGCTGCGCCTGGTGAAGGCGAAGGAACAGGTGATGACAGTATCTCTGGTATGATTAACCAGATTATAGATAGAGTCATGTCTCCACAAAGAGACACATATAAACCAAAAGTGCCTGATATTGAAATCGTAACACCTGAAGTTCCACCACAGAAAGGAACAAATTAATGAAAAAGTTTTTAGCAGTCAGTCTTTTAGCATTAGCACTAGTAGGCTGCAATGAAATGTCAGCGAAAGAGATATACAACATAAGCGTTGATGGTGTTGTTCTCATTCAGAACAGAATAGATGCATCTAATGGTGGATCAGGCACTGGCTTTATTCTTGAAGACAATCAGATTGTTACAAACCACCATGTCATCGGCGGTCAGGGCAAAATTTTTGTGTTCTCTAGCAAGTCTGGTAAAGAGTATGAAGCTCAAGTAGTCTACGCGGATCCTGTTGCAGATATAGCAGTCATTCAATTGAAAGATTGGGAACTCTATGAGAAGAATGAGAACCCTGTTAATCTCATTCTTGGTAATAGTAATTATATGAAGCCTGGTGATAAGATTGTGGTCATCGGTCATCCTTGGGGATTAACATGGACTGTATCTGAAGGTATTATCTCAGGTAAGCATCGCCGTGTCGGACAAAATCCAAAGTTTGTAGATCAAATTGACGCCAATCTATTTCAAGGCAATTCAGGCGGCCCAATCTTCAATGAGAACGGGCAGATCATCTGTGTGAGTAATATGATGCTTGCAATGGAAGGTGGATCATATGGCTTCTGTGTTCCTTCCAATCTTGTGAAGAAGGTCGTTTATGACTTTAACACTCTAGGTGAAGTGCGCTGGAGAGTATTGAACATATCAGCAGATTTGACAGACGATAAACAGTCTGTTATAATTCGTGAATTGGAACTTGATGGTGCTGCTGCAAAGGCAGGATTAAATCAGAACGATATTATCATGGGCATTTCAACAACAAAAAATGCCGCGACCATCAAGAAGGTATCAAATCCAAATGATCTGATTACTGAGCTTGCAATGCTATTTGGTGATAATGAAGAGATTATTTTATTGATTGATAGAAAAGGTGAAAAGATGATGATCAATGTGAAAACAAACTACAGAAAGTCTAGCGAGTACTCACCAGATCAGGCAAAGTGATATGCCCAATAAAGATGAAATTACCAACTTCTCTCTGGTCATTGAGACTTTGGCCAGAGAGAAGTGCATACCTTACATGGATGCAATTCTATTACACTGTGAGAATACTGGACTTGAAGTAGAAGTCGCAGCCAAACTCATTTCTGGTGTGCTGAAATCCAAAGTCAAGAATGAAGCAGAAGAACTTCATTTTCTGCCGAAGTCAAATACAGCAAAACTTCCTATCTGAGGATACATTATGATCGTTGAAGATGTTTTTGATTCTTTCGAGAGAAAGAAAATTCTTCATATGAAGAGTACTGCTAAGTCTCATATGCAGTGGGTGCTAAATGAAAAAATACTTGTGAGTGTTGGTCATTATCTTGTTGTCTCTGGTAATGCATTTACTTCATGGCATGATCAAAGTGAACTTAAAGACATTGATGTGTTCGTGCTAGGCGATGATGTTGCAAAACACCAACTTCGTAAATATCTTGCAAACAATGGTTTTAAACACAAAGATATTGAATATCTGAAGCAAACAAATCCTGGTGCAACTCATGTTCAAGAAGTTTGGGAAGCCGTAAGTCATGGTAAAAAGTATCAGTTCATCTTTACTGATTATTGGGATCGCAAGGATCTGATCAAAGAGTTTGATTACAAGCATTGCATGGTATCATATGCTGTAGGCAAGGACATAATTTACATTACTCGCTCCATTTATGATGCTATTGATCACAAGCATCTTATCGTTAATAATAAGAATAGAGTTGCAGAATGGCGCCGCAATAAGTTTCTTCAGCGCGGCTTTACTGAGCCTACAAAAGCAGAGGAACAATTTGTTACTTGGACAAATCATGCCTATCAGACTTTTGCAACCAGACTTACACAGGAACTAATAGAGATTGCATAATGAAATTGTCTGGTTACGAAACTTACTGTACCTATCTTGCATTGAAGAACCATTTTACTCGTGACAACTATGATTTCTTCAAGTACAATGGTAAAGTTTCTGCAAGCAAAGAATCTTTTCTAAACAGACAGGACAGGTTCAAGTTTGAGAAGCTGTCAAGAAAGTGTGATGATGTAAAGACACACATTGCACTTTGTTTCATGGCAGATAGGACATGGATTGGTGATATGTTAGATGATGATGCTTTTGAATTTTATCAAAGACACAAGCGAAAAGTCCAATCCATGTCCTACGATTTTAAGAATGAATTGGAACACATTGATGATATCAAGTCTCTATTCAAACTAGAAGACAATAATTATCCTAAGTTCCTCAATGAATACATGCGAGGTGATATGTCTTTCGAGACGCTGATTATTCTCAACTCATTCATTGATTTCATTCCTAAGTTTGATGCTAAACTCAAGGACGACTTTTTGTGGTCCAAGTTTAGCTTCAAGGCACGGAAGTTTGCTCCGTTTCTGTTATCTCAGATAGACAGAAAAAAGTTCAAACAAATACTAAAAGACCATATAAAGGTTACTATATAATTGACAGAGGGAGATTCCTCTGATAACATATACAAATTATACAACGAAACATACGGAGAAAATACATGACAAACTTTGCTGCACTTAAGAAGACCTCTTCTGACATCTCTCGCCTCACCAAAGAAATCGAAAAGATCAACAATCCAGAATCCAGCACTGAGTATGAAGAAGATACTCGTTTCTGGAAGCTTACTCGTGACAAGTCGGGTAATGGTTCTGCTATCATTCGTTTTCTTCCTGGTCCTGCTGTGGATGGTGATGATGCTCTTCCTTGGGTGCGTTATTTCGATCATTGGTTCAAGGGTCCCACTGGTAAGTGGTTTGTTGAAAACTCTCTGACGACCTTCGGTAAGAAGGATCCTGTGTCAGAGTACAACTCTACTCTTTGGGGTGATTCTTCAATCAAGGAAGAGTCCTATCGTCCTCTTGAGCGTAAGCAGGCTCGTGAACAGAAGCGCAGACTTCATTATGTCTCTAACATCTACATTGTCTCTGATCCTGCAAATCGTGAGAACGAAGGTAAGGTGTTTCTGTTCAAGTATGGTAAGAAGATTTTTGATAAGATCACTCTTTCCATGAAGCCTGAGTATGAAGGTGATCAAGCAGTTGTTCCTTTTGATCTTTGGAAGGGTGCTAATCTGAAGCTTCGCTGTCGTACAGTCGCAGGTTATCCCAACTACGATCAGTCTCTTTGGGACTCACCGTCTGCACTTAGCGATGATGATAATACACTTGAGAAGATTTGGAAGTCTGAATACTCTCTCAAGGAGTTCATTGATCCTAAGAACTACAAGTCTTACGATGAACTGAAGAAGCGTTTGAATGAGGTTCTGATGTTGAATGACCAGATCACCGATTCGGTCACTTCTTCAAAGCAGTCTAATGATGTTGCTTCGTCAAAGCCGACATTTGATGGTCCAAAGATCAAGACTTATGATGATGCAAGTCTTGATGAAGATGAAGACTACTTCAAGAACCTGATTGACTAATAAAAAGTAAGTGCGACTGAGAAAAGGGAGAGTTTCGGCTCTCCCTTTTTTATTTCTGTGCG